ATATTATCATCAAGTTTTATCTGATTGTTATGGTCATCAGTACGTTGAATTTTAATATCATCAATAGGAATATTCTTTTTAACCTCAGTAATTCCATCATCAGGACATATTAAATTAACTTCAATATTTTCACCTACAGACTTACCACGAATATTCAAAAACAAATACTCTATATCAAAAGTAGGTAATGACTCAACCTTAATACCCTTTGTTAAAACACAATTCTTAATTACTGCTTTAATAGCATTAGTAATTTGTTTTGTGTCTTCACTTTCAAGAGCTATCAATAATACCTTTTCTTCTTTAACTAAAAAAGGTCTATATCTAACTGTCTTTCCTGTAGAAGGTAGTTCCAACTCATACGTCGGGGTCGCAATCTTTGGTAATGGCATGATATGTTTATAACAATGTCAGTGTATTTATTTAGCAGGGTTATTTAATGTTTGCTAAAAAGTTAGGATCCATAACTTTCTGAGCATTAGTTCTTTTCTCAATTCTTTTTCCTTTCTTAACGATTTCACCTGTATCCATATTCTTCCATCCAACAATTTTTCCAGTAAATCGATTTCTAAGTGTTTTATAATTTCCTTCAGGCATTGCTGGTGATGAAGAAAGTTGAGCTGGAGGGGGTGTTGGTGGGTCTACAGGTTCAGGAACACTAGCTATTCTAGGTATAGCAGTAGGTTCTACTCTACTAGTAATAAATGTATTATGCTGAACATATCTTATATAAGAATAAGTAACTGTACATTTTAGAACTTCAGCATCACCATATGTTAATGGCATTGAATTGATTGCTGTAGGATAAGTCCGAATAAATTCATAAGTTAACTCCCTATCAACTTCAAGACCAGGTGTAGGAGAAACAAACTTTCCACCTTTCTCAAACTTTTTAACAATTAATCCAGGACTATCTACCATATATTCATCAGGATAAGACATCCTATAGAAATAATTAGAATTTCTCAACCTGTTTAATGAATCTTTATTATTTGGATCTTCTCCTGCAACATATGATATATAAGATTCAAAAAATCTTATAGGATAATAATTAGAAGCACCTTCAGAATTAACATAAAAAGTTAATTGTAAGTTCTGATCATATACTTTTCTATGTGGCATCTTCTCTGTGACACCAGTGTAATCATTATCTACATTAAATGTTATTAAATTATTTCCTGGTAATACTGCTTCCGTACATAATAATGTCAAATGCTTATTAGGATCCGAGTCACCACCACGCAATCCTTGTAAAAATGGTGGCACAGGAAATTGAACCTCAAAATACGGTGTTAATGAGGGAGATAATATTGTACTCCTAATATCATCCACCGTTTTATGGATCGGTGTTATCCCAAGTTTTGCCATCTAAATAATATTTGACTTACTATATTATATATTATGTATGCCAGAAAGTAAGAAGAGTATTTACAAGCCCAGAAATCCCAAAAAATATAAAGGTGATGTTAATAACATTATATGTCGTAGTTCTTGGGAAGAAAAATTCTGTGGTTATTGTGATATAAATGAAAATATTTTACAATGGGGAAGTGAAGAATTCTTCATACCCTACCGTGCTCCTGATGGGAAAATTCGTAGATACTATCCAGACTTTTTAATAAAAGTAAAAGAAAATAATGGAAAGATTAAAACCTATGTGATTGAAGTCAAACCATTTAAACAAACTAAACCTCCAAGAAAAAGAAAAAAGGTGACCCAATCATACCTCTACGAATGTAAAACCTATGCAGTTAATGAAGCCAAATGGAAGTTTGCTGATGATTGGTGTAAGAATAGAGGAATTGAATTTAAAATTATTACTGAAAGAGAACTAGGATTAGCATCATGACAGACTCTTTCGGTTTCGATGGACTAGAACAGCAAGAAGAAGATAATCGTATTCGACAATATCTTAGTGACTTAAACAATAGAACTAATGATCCAGAAGAAATGATGCTAGAGATTATGAGTGTTCTAAATGAAACAGTAACTCCTATACCTGATGTGGGAGGTTTCTATACCTTTGTATATAATGCTAAAACTCCTGGTGAATCATATGATCAGCATCCTTTGATTGCCTGTGTAGAATTATTCTCATGGGGATTTCGAGGACTTAACTTTCATTGGCAAAAATATAGAAATTATACATGGAATGAACTAGCAGGACAACTCTATATTGTTCAACGAAATGAACTAGATGACCTACTTGCTATACCATATGGAAAATACATACTTAATCCTCGCTAAATAATAAAAAAGTTTTAGAATAAATGGCGTTAATTGGGGTCACAGGTGGTAGTCGTACTTCAAAACCAACTACACATTACGGAGATGATTCTAGTAAAAATTTATATAGCCCTGGAATAGAAGGCAGAGGAAGTAATGAAAAATATTTTACCCTAGTCAATAAAGATACTGGGCAGGTAACAATTTATAATCAAAACTGGGATAGACCCGATACTCCAGTTGCAATATACGATCCAGTAACAAAAACAATAAAACCAACTCCATTTGCTTCCAAAGTAGAAAAAGCAGCATTTGGTAATGTTGATAATGTAGCAGTAAAAAATTCACTCAAAGCTGCTAAAAATATGATTAATAGAGAAGTATATAATGATGGTACAAATTTAAATCCTTCAGTTTCTGAGAAAGATAGAAAAGCACTTGCCGACAAAGTAGCTAACGACTTATTAAAAGATGGATCAACTAATGTTGACCCCTCTGATGATGCATCAACTCTGGCTGGATTAGCAGATAGAGTATCTGCAGAAAACAAAAGAGAATTGATGGCATCTAAAGGAAGGACTCGTTTCCCTGATCTTATATATCCAGAAAAGATGAGTGAAGATCAAGATGCAATAAAATTCAAAATCTTAGATTATAAACCAAGAGAATGGGATAAAGATCAACCAGGAGTTCTAAAAGAAAGAAGTCGTAAAGATGCATCTCTTGATAAAATTAATATGGGGTCTGTGATATTACCCATGCCAGGTGGTCTAAAAGACAATAATACACAGGATTGGGGTAGTGGTTCACTCAATCCTCTTGAAGCAGTAGGAGCACAACTAGCATTGGCAGCCTTTAAAGGTGGTAATCAAGTAGGAAGTCTTATGCAAAACCTAGCAAATGATATGGGTTCTTCTGATATGGAAAGCACTGCACAACAATTAATTGCAGGACAAATCGTAGGTAAAGGTGGACAATTAATAAAAAGACAAGGTGCATTGATTAATCCTAATGTAGAACTACTATTCAACAGTCCTAAGTTGAGAGAATTTAATTTTACATTCAATCTATCTCCACGTAATCCAAAAGAAGCACAAACCATCAGACAGATCATAAGAACCTTTAAACAATCATCTGCACCAAGACGAACTATAAAGGGATACTTCCTAAGAACTCCACTCGTCTATCAAATATCATATATCAATAATGCATTTAACTTAAATAGATTTAAGGAGTGTGCAATGACTAGTTTTCAAACAGACTATACACCTAATGGAAACTATTCAACGTTCCGTGATGGTACAATGACCCAGTACAAAATCTCAATGACATTCCAAGAACTTGATCCAGTATTTAATGATGATTATGATGCACTTGATGACTCAGAATTTGAGTTTAATGGATCAGGGCCTTTAGCAAGTCCAAATACAGCAGACGCAGCAGGTATAGGTTACTAAGATGTCAAATTACTTTAAACGAATTCCAAATATTGATTATGTAAGTAGGTTACCTAATGCCAAAATAGGTGACTACATGAAAGTAAAGAACCTCTTTAAAAGAGGAGTATTAAGAGATGATATTTTCCAAGATCTTGCTGTCTTTACTAAGTATGAAATCAATGGTGATGATCGACCAGACAATGTTGCATTTGATTTCTATGGCGATTCCAGTCTAGATTGGTTAGTTTTACTTTGCAATAATATTATTAACATACAATCAGAATGGCCTATGTCTCAAAAGTCATTTGATAATTATCTTATTAACAAATACACTCAATCAGGTGACTCAGAGACTGATACCTATGACAGAATTTATAATGGAGTTCATCATTATGAAACAAAACAAATTAAGAACAGTAATGATGTAGAAATATTAGCAGAAGGACTAACAGTTTCTCCAGAGTATACTCTTTCATACTATGATTGGTTAGTTGACGGTTATGTAAATCTATCTAAAGCTGACAATGAGGAATACAATACATCATTACTTACACCAATAACAAACTATGAATATGAAGCAAAGATTGAAGATGATAAAAGAAATATATTTTTATTAAAACCACTATATGTTTCATTAGTAATTGATGATCTCACAGAAATGATGAAATATAAAAAAGGATCTACTGAATATATCAGTAAATCCCTTAAGAAAGCAGAAAATATTAGACTATATCAATAACTACTCTTCAGCTAGTTTCTGAAAGTACTTCAGTGCATCATCTTCATCTTCCGATGCTGGTGATGAAACTGCTGCAGCAACTGTTGCTTCTGCCTTACGAGAATTAAAGTCTGGTGCATAAGAACCACGACTGTTATCCTCATTAGATACCTCTTCATCGTATACACGACGTGTTGGTTGCTTATGTCCTAGAACATAATCCAAACGCTTCTTCAGGTCATCATATGACTTGAACTGGTCTGGTGCAGTAACAGCAGCAAGTGAATACTGCTTCTTCCACAATGCTTCTAGTGCATCATCGTCATCGAGTAATGGTGATACTGAATCGAACTCTGACTTATCATAGTTCCAGTAACCATCCTTCTTCACAATCTTCAACTTGAAGTTTGCACCTTGCCAGAAGTCAAAAGGATTGATTGGAGTTTCATCCTCAAACTCAGGCTGCATTGCTTCCATTACTTTATCAAAGATCTTCTTACCAAACTTATAAAGGAATACTCCACCCTCATTATGAGGATTGGTAGGGTCTTTGACGACATAGACATTTGCATAGTAAGAAAGCTTACGCTTCTGCTTACGAACAGTATCTTTGTCTGCTTCATTACCACTGTTCCAGAGTTCACGATTGTGCTCTGAGACTGGATCCTTACCACCAGTAGTGGTTAAAGAATTCTCAATATACCAACCACCTGGTCCTTGGAATGCATGTGAATACACTTTTACCCAAGGGATATCTTCCCCTTCTGGTGCTGGTAAGAAACGGAGAACGGCATAACCGTTACCTGTTTTATCAACTTCTGGTTTCCATAGACGGTCATCGCCTGAACCACCAGTGTTGTTCATCTTCTCCACTTCTTTAACTAATTTTTGAGTTAAAGATCCTAGAGAGGACTGCTTTTTTAGGTCTTTAAAAGACATTGATTACCTCTGATTTGTTAGATTTGGCTTGTGTTGTTTTTATTGTAGATGGATTATTCTTATTTGTCAAATTCTTTTTTCATGACATCAACCATCTGGTTCATATTATCAAATACTATATTCATGTCAACATTTTTTGGCAACCCAAACATCTGAGTAGAATCAACAATTCCTTGCTTCATCTCCTGTGCTTCTGGATCATCAGACAAACTCAACCTTGTATATAATATTCTTTGTTTGTCGATAAGTTGTTGCAAAAGATCGACATGATATTTCTTATCCTCCATAGACATAGTAGGAAACTTAAAAGCATTACCATAGACCTCCTGTTGGAGTTCTCCAATATGTGCCAGTTCAGCTCTTACTACTTCGGATTCAAAGAAACTCATTCTTCCTCGTCTTCTGTTGGTGTATCATCAGTTTCAACTTTACTATCTTCAATCTGTTCTAGAACATCAATTGCTCCAAGAACTTTTTGATAAGTACCACGAAGTGTTTCAAGATTTTGTTCTATCTGAACTTTTTGTTCTT